ATTACTATCAGCAGCAGCAACAGTATTTACATTTGAAATCGAACCTGCCACCGTTCCAATGTCTGATCCATCAGCAGCAACAGTATTAATATTAGAAGCATTTCCAGCAACCGAAGTAACATTAGATGCTATACCAGCAACCGTTGTTACGTTTGCTTTTATTGCAGCTAATCCAGAGATTGCATCTGTAGCTACCGTTCCATCTTCAATATCTGCTAATGCTGTAATATCAGCAGTAATTGCAGCAAGACTACCAACATCTGTTATTGTTGGGCCAGCTTCAGGAACACCAGTGCTTGCATTAAAACCAAGAACAGTACCCTTTCGAGCAGCCAACAATGGCATTTGAGTGTCTACTTCACTATCATAATCAACTAATTTTAATGATCGATCAGCAGAATCTTGAAGATCAGCAGCTATAGCCATAAACCTGTCAAGCTCTGTGTTCAGTGAAGATATATTAAATGGACCAGATGTTGGAAAATCAGTTGTTCTTTGTTGAGAAATAGATCTTGTAATAATAACAGTAGATCCACCTGTTGCACCAGTAACAGATATATCAACTTGACCAGTAGATCCACTTCCACCGCTTACAGAATAATGAGTTGTTATAGTTTTAAGAGTTCCATCAACGTAAACATTTAAATCTCCATTATCAAAAAACTCAAAAGGCACAGCAAAAACTGATTGTGAAGCACCTTCTGCTACAGAATACGATATACGAGGATCGTTATTTCCAATAGTAATAGTCATAAAATATCCTTTTGTTTGCCATAACAGTTAGATTTTATAATCTCAACGCACAATTATTCATATTCCTCTGCAAAATCACCAAGCGCATTTTTAAGTCTATTAGTATAAGGCTTAAGAAACATATTCCAAATCAATGGTATTTGTTTAACAGTTTGTTCTGTAGCATCACTATATTCACCACTAGCAAAATCTTTTAATACCTTAACAAAGCCATAACTATAATCAGCAGGAGCGCCAAATACAGAAACTAATCCACCCAAAGCATCTGGGTCTTCTTTAAATTTAGGTTCAAAAGGTAAAGGGTTTTCAATATCAAAAGCCATACCCATTTCTAATGATCTATAAAACATATCACTGTGTAATGGCATCAAACCAGAGAAATCAAATGCGCGAAGCACTTTATCTTCAGCATCCATTTCATTCCATGCAAAATCTGGAGTTCGAAACTTAACAATGTTGTATCCAAAGAACATAGCTACAGCACTATGTATTGCCATGTTTGCTCCTCGAACACCACCTTGAGCATAGTTTGTTGTAACTTTATTCAATGCGCCAACAGTATATGTATAAAATGTAAATGGTAATGCTAAGAAAGGATGCTCTAACTCAGCATATCCCTTTACTCTTTTACTTTCTGTTAGTCCTAATTCTTTAGCAAGATGCATTGGCATATAAGTTTTACCAGACATAACTAGTGGTTTATCAGCAGGTGTACCCATAATTATTCTATTCATTACACCAGAGCGTAAAGCATTTTGAAAAGATTCTAATGCTATTTCATCATCCCAAGCATCTGTGTTTGCTAATATAAAACCATTTTTAGTTTCTTGCGTAGGTTGAGCAGCAATTCTTTTTGCTTTCATTTTATCAATGTTATATCTGCTAAGAAAATTTGTTTCAAACTTTGTAAGCTTTTTACCAGAAGCTAACTTTTTGCTCATATCAATAATAGTATGACTTCTAAACATACCTTCCATTGTTTTTGCTGTCATAGTCATTTGACCAAGTAAATTAAATTTATAAAAAGCATCGTTTACTTTGTCAGTTAAACCGTTTCTAAACGGATTACTGCTTAAACTTTCTACAAACTTCATGTGATAACTGCCGCCAATTATTTCAAAACCATCACCTGCTTTTTGCAATTCTTTTTTTGCAACAGTAATTGAATTATCTTGGGCTAATGAAACAATACCTTTAAATATAGTTTTCATTTCGTGATCTAAAAATATATTAGCAAAGTCAGCTACAGCAGCTATTCCTGCACCACCTAGGTAAGTCCATTGTGTAGCGGCTTGTAACCATTGAGCAGTTCTTGTTGAAAGACTATCTGGTTTTGTAAGAACTCTACCCACTATTCTATCATATGATCCAGTAAACTCTTTATTAATCCTATCTATTTCTTTTTGTGGAATCTTTAACTTTTTCATTTCTGTAGTATTTGCATTTAACAAATCATCGAGTGTTGCAGGTAATCCTTTAGTTGTTTGAAATTTTTGAGCAAATGCTAATTTAGGAGCAACCTTTTCATTATACGCAATAAGAACTTGTTTAAGATCTGTAACCATAAACTCAGCTAATTCTGAATTTGGTATATCTAACTGCCTATGAATTAAATGTTTTGATCTGCCTTTTCCAAAATATGCATCAGTAAAACCATCGTCATCTACTAAGTCTAGTATTTCATCTGTAGTTTTTTTAGCTCTTCGTTTGATAGAAGCTTCATCAATTTCTAAACGTACTTGAGTATATCTTTTAGTCTTATCATCCCAACTCCAGATAAAAGGATTTCTAGAATAATGGTTTATAATCTTTTGCTCAAACGCTTCACGATTAGCCAGTATCTTTCTTTTATCAAAATACCTTGGGAAAAAGTTTTCTTTTAATCCTTTTTCTACAGCAGTGCCATCAAGATAAGATTTAAGATTATCTAATCTTTCTTCCATTTCTGTGATAATTTTTTGTTTACTTAGTAATGTTTTCTTTTGAGGATCTGTTAACTTCATTCTCTCAATATATCGTCTAGCATCTTCAAAAGTTCTTACCCTTTGTGATGCTTCATATGCAGCAGAAAACTCATCAAGTTCTTCTTGAATTGCTTTTCTTGTAGCTAATTGTGATTTAGTAAGACCTCTTGATTTAAAATCTTTATCATATTGAGCAAGCTTTTCTCTTTTTTTAATAATATTGTTTTCTAAAAACATTGTGTTTTTTTCAAGAATATCATTGTAAACATTAACTTGCTCTGAAATGCCTATTTCTGTTTTTAGTTTTCGTCCTATTAAAGAACCGTGACCTCTAAGCAAACCTGCATTATTTAATAAATTATCCCATTCTTCAAAGTATTCTTTTAAAATTTGAACAGCTTTTTTCTCTACATCTGTAGTTGGAGTTTTGTTATGAATATAAAGATCTGTTATATGTTGACCAAAATCTTCGAAAGTTAAACTTTCTTTACCTCGAAGTTTTTGTATTGTTTCTATTGTGTCACTAATTTGCATATCAGCAATTGCATAGTTTCCGCTGTTTGATGCTTCACCCCAAAGCTCATGAATTTTGTTATAGGTGTTACCCCACTTGCCAGAAAGTCTACCTGCTTCTTGAAAAACAGAAGTTCCAAAACCTGCGCCACGTTGATTTAATTTAAATAATACACCTCCATCATTTACTAATCTCATAAATCTAAGTTTAACTGAGTTTGGTGCTAAACTTTTATTACCCATGACTGCTTTTACTGGAGTAGGTAAAGCTTTATAGAATAATGATTCTGTCCACCATTCCCCCTGAAATATTAAATCATCATCTTTTAATTCATTTAATTTTAAATCATCACGCAAAACTCTTGGGTTTGCATTTACTCCTTTAGAAAGATCTTCAAAGTTTTTCATTGTTTCAGCAAAAGATTTTTCAAGACTAGCAGCCTGTGGTCGCTTTCTAATTTTATCTATCCCTGCACCAATGCCAAAGCCAAGAACACTAGAAACCCCATGAGCAACAGCCTGTCTTGAAAGAGCATCTAGTATAGCTTGATCTGCATCTTTTTGCCCTGATAAATCATTTGCCAACATTAAAACATTAGCAGATCCTTCGAAGAACAAAGCTTCTGCATTTGCTATTTTAAATCCCTTCATAGCCATTGTTTCAGATAACTTGGCGTCTAGTGCTGCTTTAAAATTTTTAGCTGTCTTTGTATCTTTAAGGGTTTCTTCGAACGGCTCCATCAGAAGATCGTCTTCAATAACTTCATCTTTTTGTTGAGCAAACTTTTTTTCAATTCTTTTTTGAACATCTAATGCATTACGTCTTTTTATTTTGGCTATATCATTTGTTGATAGAAAAGCATCACCTAATACTTTGCCATATTTTTCTCTAGCCATTTTTTTAACTAACGCATAGCCACCACCAAGAGTTGCTAACTCTGCAATTAGAATAGGATCAGTTAGAAATTGTTTAACAAAACCACCTTGCTCGATTAATTTTTGATTCATCTCATCTTCAATAACTTTATCATAAGCTTCTTGAGCGCTTTCAGGGTTAGATGCATAATTTAAAATATATCGGCCTTGTGGAGAGTTTAAGGAAATGTTTTTACTTTCTATAAAAGCTTTAGAATCAAAACCTAAATCTCTTTTTTCTCCTTCTTCTTCAACACCAAAAGTGTTCCACATATCTCCAAGAGCATTAAAAAATGGTCCAACATATCTATGCGTTTGCCCTGCAAAAACTTCAGCAAAAGATGGATCGGGTAATCTTACACCTAAATCTCTATCTGGAAATGGTTTTAAAGTAACTGTTGGTTTTATAGAGTTATCAGTCATCTTCTACTTCCAAGAAGTCTTCATAGTAATCTATATCAAAATCTCTAATAACACCTTCGTTAATAAGTATTTCAAAGTTTCTTCTATTGCTTTCTATCTCCAAAAGCTCTGGCCTAAAAGCAAACATATAAGCTTGTTCAGCTTTTACTAATGGTAAAAAATCATCAGGAACATTATCAAAAGAATTTAGTGTTGGTATTTTTTCTACGGCAGGTTGAAAACCTTTAAACTGTAAAAACTGACCACCTGTTCTGTCGTTCATTCTTTCGTTCATTAATCCTCGGCTATAAAAAAGCAAAGAAGGATGTTGTTTTTCTTTAGTAACAAAATCTTGAACATTCATTACTACTGGAACGTTTGTACTAAGATCACTTAATTTATTATATCCACCTGATTTATTAGGGATTAAAACATAATACAAACCTGTGTTATCTGCTATTTCTCTAAATCTATAATCAACGTCATAAAAATAAGGTTGCCCATCTGAAACAACATATTGCTCCTCTCTTTCTTTTAATTTAGTAAGAGGAGTCTTTACTCTTTCTTTTCCATCAAGCTCTGGATAAAATTCTGAACCTGTTGCCAACCCAAAAATAGGAGTTGTTGCAGAAACAGCAGCCATTGAATCTCTTAATCTTCTGCCAAATGTATCTCTCATATCTGTTCTAAAAAACATTTCACGTTGGGTTTCTGACATATACTGGTACATTAATTCTGCACCTGCTTTGTTCATGCTTTCCATTTCAGATTTGTTTAAATATTTATCTCTAGCGCCTTTAACTATTCTTTTAAAAGTACCACCAAGACCAAAGAAAGAAGTATCTAACCCAAGATTAGGAACTTCTTCTGAAGCAATTTTATCATCAATACCAAAATGAAAATCTGTAAATACATTTAATCTTGTTTTTAAATTGTTTTCATCAGTATTATATCCAAGTGCTATTGCTGCACTTTCTAATATATTAATAGCCCTGCGATTTGCTTCTGGATAAGTTTCTCTCAACCAATCGCTAAGTTTATCTACGTCTAGCATTTTTTCTAAGTCAGCTTTAATTCCACCTTCACCAACATCAGCAGCTTGATTAACAACATTCCTCATTGCTTCTGCCGCACTTGGCTCAAGACCAAGTTGATATCTTATTATTGCTGTAGTGTATCTAGCTATAGCTGTTTCAGAAAGTTGATTTGTAACTTCTTTAGACCAAAGATTTACTCTTTCTCCCTCTGGTTCTTGTTCCATTCCAAACATAAATAAACTTAAAAGAGTACCAACATTTCCAGTAGGACTTTGAGCTTCTTGCTCTAATTGTATTTTAAGATTTTCAGGAATAATAGTTTTCCCCATTAGTTTCATAAGTTCTAAACTTGCTGTTGTAGGTCTTCCATCTTCTGTAAACCATTTAGAACCGTCACGAAAATCTATTACTTCATTTTCATCCAAACTAAGTAAAGGTTTAAGTCTTTTATCTACATAGATTTGTATATTTTTCTGAGAAGATTTGCCTCGATTAGTTTCAACTATATTAATAGCGTTTGCTTCTTGCTGATCTAAAATTAATGCAGCTTGTCTTTTTTCATTTAAAGATATTAAACCTCTAATCTGCGTTCTAAACTCAGATTTAAAACCGTAGATATCTTTTGCAGAAGAAAGCAAAGAATACATCTGAAGTTCTTTGCTACCTTTTTTTAATGATTTTAAAAAGTTAGGATCTTGAGTTTCAATAGCATTTAAAGCTTCTGATAAAATGTTTTCATTTATACCTTGTGGATATAATTCACTAAACATTCTTTTAGCTGCTTCTATTCGAGACAGCCCAAATTGATTTTGCAATCTAGGAATATAATTATTACGCGCCCCTATATCATCAGGAAACATCTGTTCTATTTTTTCTTTAGCTTCTTTAAATTTATAATCAGGAATAAAAGGATTTTGATCCGTAGGATTAGCAGCTTGGTTTTGAAAATCTTTCACCATTTCATCTGCTAAATTTAAATTAATTTGCTTTTGTTCTGCCCCACTTAATTTTAAATAATCATCTTTAATGCTCTGCAAATCACCTGAAAGAGATTTAATTGTAGGTGCTGTATGTCTTTTATTTGATTTTAATTGAGGTAGTAAATTTTCTAATTGACTAATATTACCAGCTAACTTAGCAAAATCTTTTAGCCTTAAATTTTCTTTAGCTTCATTTTCTATTTCTTCAAACAAAAGAATTTGAGATCTATCAATTTGTTTAATATCTTTTGTTAAATTAAATTTCTTTTGTTTTTCAGCTAAAATATTTACAAATGAATCGTACTGTCCTTTTTGCTCTGGACTTAATAAAGAATAATTAAAACCTTCTGTAGTTTGTAATTCTAAGAATATTTTTGAAGCTTGTGTAAAATTATCGTTTTGAACAGAATTATCTATTCTTTTAAATGCAGTAATATGTAAAGTTTTAGATTGTGTTTTTGCTTCTAACTCGTCAGCTTCTTTTTGTTCTTTGTTAGATATTTGTTCAAGTTTAATTATTGAAGTTTCAAAATCAGTAACTTTTTCTATATCGTCTGCAATGTCATTTCTTCTATCATCGTCTAAATTTATTATTTGCTTAAAGTCTTCTTGCAAATCCTTAGGAAGAAAAGATAAATCAATGTCTTCGTTGCTTTGAGCCAGTACCTTAAATACATTAATTTTAAACTCTTCAGCATTAAAAGTATCTTCATCTACTGTAGAAAGAAAATTTAAGAGTTTATCCTGAACAGTATCTATTATCTGAGCATCTATATAGTTGTTTTTTAAATCTTCTTTAGCTCCGTCAAAAGTAGTTACATTTAATATATCAGATACAGAATTGAAATCTGTTGTTTCAAACTGAGCAATTAAACTTTGATTTTGTTCAGGCCATTCATCAACCTTTGCATTTCTTAAATCATCAAATTTATTTTTTCTTTTTGTATAATGATCTGATAAATCATCAAGTTTACTAATAGGCAAACCAGATTGATGAACAGTTAAAAGTAAATCCTTAACTACAGAATCTTGTACAGATGCTATTTCAGATGCATCAGTTAAAGCAGAATCAATAATAAGTTTTTGAGATTTAGAAAAAAACTTTGATTGATTTTCAATTAAATTTACTAAAGCTAAAGATCTATGAAAAGTTACCTTTTGCATATCTGATTTGAATTCTTTTGAATTTTTAGTAAGAGCAAATTTTTCTTCAGCTTTTATAGTAGCATCAGATACCATTGTTCTTAACTCAAGAACACCAGATGTAGTGTCAGTCATTGCTGCTGAGTGTTCTAAGTTTTGTAAACTATTTTGAAAAGTAGTATCCGCATATTCATTTGCTTTTTTTCTTGCAACTTCTTGTTCTTTTATTTCTAATTTAAGTTGTGTTTTAGATAAAATAGAACCGCCAGTGTTTGCTATATATTCTTGGAATCTACCATCAGCAGCTTTATCCATTGACTTAAGATAGTTACCAAATTGTGAATTATATTCAGCAGAACTTTTAGCTGATATTGCAACTTCAATAGATTTATCTTCAAGCTCTTCAAGCATTGACTCTTCAAATCTACGCTCAATAACTCTTTCATATGCTCGTCTAGCAACTAGCCCAAATTGTTTTGGAACATTAAAAGCTTTAGGTTTTTTATCCTCATCAAAATCTATTAAGTTTTGTCTCTTAACAGCTTTAGCCGCATTTACTCCTGCCTTTTCAGCTTCAGCTTGTGCAAAAGGAGCAAAGTCATTTGCTATACCTTGAGCATTTCTGGCTACAGATCTCCAAGTTTGATCTGCGCCAGTATCAACATTAACCACGCCTATTCTTGGCAAACTTGCTTGTAATTTTTGACGCGTAATAGCCATGATTAATTACCTATTTTTGAAATCTTTTATATTTTGCATAACCACCAACAAACGAACCTAATGCATCAAACATAGCTGCTTTTTGTGCTTGCTTGCCACGTTCAATTTCTATCAGTCCAGCCAGTTTTGTTTGTCCACGCTCAAGAGCAAGACCCTGACTAAGTGTTGCAATGTCTTTAACTAATACCTGACGCTCAGATCCTTGAGCATCGTAAAAAGCTTTGGAAACGCCTATGTTCTCACCACCACCACTTTGAAAAGAAAAGATAGCATCGTTAGAATCAAAAGCTTTTTCATATTCACTAATACGAATTGCCATATTGTTTATAGCTTGAGCCTCATCAGCAATGCCTTTTATCTCCATTGCTTCTGCTTGTTGCTCTGCTTGGCCTCTTGCTGCTCTACCTGCTGATAAAGAAGCAAAACCAGATATTGCTCCCATTACTAACTGTATCATTAAAATACTAACTCCGCTATTAACCCATTAATCTGCAATGGTAATGGGGCTGACTGTGTTATTGTTACTTGTGGATCTGCACTATACCCAAGCAATCTAAACTCATGTTTACCAGTAAAAGGTTGCTGTTGCAGAGAAAGATCATCTGTAACATTTCTAATTATTAAATTAGTATCATTAACCTTAACAGACAATGTATTATTTAAATCTACAAAAACACTAGTAACTCCTCTAGGAATACCAGTTAAAGGACCACCTGCTATTGGAGCATCAATGGGATTGGTTGTTAATGTAACATCAAAATCAAAACCTATCTCAGCAGAAGTAAGTGTAGCATCCACAGCAGATACATCTACATTCCCACTAGCTACAGTAAACTGCCCAATGTAATTGTTACCATTTACTACTTCTACAACTGCACCATTATTAAAATCTGCTGATACATCAAACACACCAGCCGTTCCAGTAAACACAGTAGACATATCTGTATTCTTAGTAGCTACAAATTCACAAAGAACATGCTTCTCTGTGCCATCACCAAGATTAAAAACAACATTAGCAAACACTCGATCATCAATAGTGCAGGTAGAAACAAATGTTCCAGCACAAGTAAACTCAGTCCACCCTGCTCTTTTTTCAGCACGATTAGAATTAAATACAGCTATTGTTCCATCAGCATTTGTAATAAACAAATAACTTTCCGATCTATTCAAAGCACCGTTAAAAACATTTTGCTCAATAGGAGTTTTAATTAAATGCGAAGAAACGGTAGATATAGGGCTAGCAACATAAGCAGCTTCGCCATCGCTAAATAAAAACTCTCTTATAATAGCTCCACCTTTTTGAGTAAAAACAGTTGCTCCATCAAACACAACTGGTCTTTCAAACCCACACCCAAAAGATGTTTGTCTTCGAACTTGAACATTAGTTGGAGTCATTGGCTGGTTTTGAAATGCAGGTAAATACATTTCAGAAGATGCAGTAAATACCTGAAGATCCCTATTAGATACTACATGGCGTATCTGGTTTATCTCACCAATGCTTGCAGTAACCTGAATAGAATCATTATCAGCAGCAGTGCCAACATCAAAATTATAATACTTACCACTCTTACTCATAAAAATTGCATCTGGTTGAGCAACAGTACCAGCAAACACTAATCTATTTTCATGGAATGTAACAGCAGCAGGAAAGCCTCGAAGCGAGGAAAAAGACTGTTCATCCCAAGTCGTAATAGGTGCATGGCTTTGAATCTTTGGAGCGCCACCACCATCTTCAGAAGCATTTGCACTACCACCAGCAGTAAAAACAAAACGATTATCATCTACAATAGAAGCTACAGAACGTGTTCCATTTAAATTGCTATTAGAAATATTACCAACTGAAGCTGCGCCAGCTATAACAATAGAATCGCCAACACTTAAACCATGATTTACCATAGTTACTTCAACATCAGCAGAGCTTTCTGTTGTTCTAAATGGTGCTACATCTAAACTTACAGTAAGCGTATCTAGTATATCTCCTGTTGCCACTGTTGAGTTTGTTACTCCAGTTATTTCAATCTCTGCGCCATTGTATCTTATTGTTGTTCCAATATGCTTTGATGGACTAGATGTATCCCAATACGCAGAACCAGTTGTTAAAGTTACTCCTGATCCAGAAGTAGCCGAAACATCAAGTGTAACTCCTGATTTCTGAAAATTAAAATATGGTTGATATATTTGTTTATTGTCAGACTTCTGATCAAATACAAAAGGCTCAACTTGAAAACTAGATAAACTTGTTCGTATTAATTGTTGTGGCATAAAAGTAGGATGGCAAATAAACATAACATCCCCAGCTTGAGCAAACGTATACTCATGTAAGAAATCATGATCGAACTTTAATGTTTGGCTATTTATATCCTGAGTAAGTGTAGCTGTTAAAGCAACAACACCAGTAGTGGGATTAATTAAAAATACTCTTATCTTTTGATGCTCAAGAGAAACTATGTACTGTTCATCATCAGAAAAAATAAACGGCAAAAGTCTAGCTTGTTGAACCTTAGTACCATCAACAGTTATATCAAACTTATATATATGCTCTAAAGCTGGTCGCTTTATTACACCACCCTCCGCTCGAAGAAAGAAGTTTTCTACTCGTTGTGCTGATTGGTTGTATAGCTCTGTATCTGTTCGTGAATACAAAGAGGGGCTTACTTCACCGTATTTGAAGTTTGTTAATGGAATGCGAACCTTTTGCATTTAGCTTCGCCTTTGTGCAATAAATCTTGATGTATTAAGTTTTCTTGTTGTTTGTTGTTGAGAGTCTGTTGTTCTAGCTTTCATCATAGAAATCTGAGCTTGCTGCCCCATTAGAGTAGATAACTGTGAATCCCTTGCAATACTAAATGCAAATACTCTTGCTAACTCAAACTGCAAAGCAACAGTAAAATAAGATGGGAAATCTGTTTCTTCTGCACGATAAGTATAATCAAGTATAACTACTGAGTTTGCATCTTCGTTAGCAAATATTTTATTACCGTAAGTTTGATATTCTACAGGAACATCATTTACAGTAACAGCATGAGTCATTAACCATCCATCAGGTAATTGATAAGCTGCATCATATCTTCCAGTAGGTGCATCTGTAAGTCTGTTTAAAATAGCTTGATTAGTAGCAAACCTCCAACGTGTACTTGTTAAAGTAGCTCTAGCTATGTCTTCATAAACATTAGAAGCTACGAGAGCTTCATTGTTTCCATCATCAAAAGAAGTAATAGGTTCAGCACCAATTAGGATTAAAGCTCTTGCACAAATATCTATAGCTGAGTTTGCTGGTGTGCTTGTTACTGCCATTTCTAATCCTTAAAGAAAGGTGGGGCCGAAGCCCCAACCTATTAGTCGCTATCGGTTTCAGCTACTGCCGTACCATCAGATACGTCAACAACAGTACCAGTATTAGACAATACTGTTACAAAACTTGTTGTTGGTGCATTAGTATCATGCACTATGATCATATCACGAACAGCAAGCATATTAGCTGAGTCGTTAAAGTAACCAGCAGTATTTACTGTAGCTATCGCATCAGTAGTTGTGTATCTCCACAAACTACCATTTGAGTCGCCACCAATACGAGTTAGTCCAGTTGCACTATAAGCCATTTTCTAACCCTCCTAGTTATTATCTAGCAGTTCGTATACGCCGTTGTCATCGATGACAACAGAACCCATTGACATCATTGATGTCGCTAGGTGCGATACTTTTTCTGCTACATAGTTTACTTCGGTTTGAACATCAGCGTTCACACCAATTCCAACTGCTCTCATGTGGTAAACAAAGTTCTTACCACCAGCTACAGCTGATGTTGAAAAGATCTTGAAGCCCAAGAACTCTTTCATTGTCATACCGCCAGCAAACGGTAAGTTTTGTGGTCCAACAAAATCACTTGAAGCAAATTCTGTAATGTTGAACAGGTCTGCAAAACCAGCAGGAGACATTGCAATATAGCGTTGTCCATCTTCTGGAATACTTGCTGTTCCAAATGTTTCAAATGTTGTTAGAAGGTCAGCTTTACTTACAGCAGAACCACCAGCACCCAACTGAGTTGAGTTTGCGCCAGCATCCATAGCTGTTGTAATAAGCTCATCTGTTTTACGGCCTAATGCAGCAGCAGCAGATTCAGCAATAGCTTGGCGTTCGTTGATATTTGTTTTCAACTCGTCAAGTTTATCGATGTACTCAGCAGCATAGAAGTCAGCCATTGTTACTTCCACATTAGTATGTGCAAGTTCCATTGGTGTAACATTACCGTTGCGTGATTTAGTTGAAGCAGTTCCAGTTCCTATTTTCTGGAATCTTGCCTGATTGCCCGACACATTCGTAGAACGAATGGTATTACGCAGCTTTGAACCCATGCGCTGATAAGCTAGATGCACATCGGTTTCAAACTGTTTAATAAAGGCTTGGTCTATTGTATTAGCCATTTTACAGTTCCTAAGTTAAGTTATGTTTGCATCTTGGGTGTCCATTCCACATCCTCAACGAAGGTATCCTTACGGGCTTCTCAGTGTTTTATGGGCCTCGATAACTCATCTACAACATCATTTGCATCAGGATTGCAACGCACAAAATGAATAAAGTTAATATTTTTGTATTGAGAACAACCAACTGTTTCAAATCCTAACCATGCTGCCCACTGCAACATATCAGCGTAATCACTCTTAATAACCATAGAAAGCATTGGATAAGTTTTATCAAAAAAGTTTACTAGCATCTTTGATCCTCTAGCTAAAACAAAGAAGTTATCTTTAATTTTAGTAGAAAACATAGCAAACATTTGAGGTGTATCTTCATCAAAAAATAATCCACCAACAAAAATTATTTCATCGTTTTTATCTCTAACTAAATATACTTCACTTTTCCTAGCTAGATCTTTTAAGGCACTCAAAACATCTGGGTAAAGACCTGTTTCTAAAAGCTCTTTAATATTTTCGGGATGAATAATATGGATAAATTCATATATATGATCGTCTTTAAAAGGGGTTAAATAATAACCCCCTCTTTCCATTATTCTAAGTTCATCCATAAAGTTTTTGGAAACCTTCATTTACCATTTTGATAAAGTTTGAATCCTGTTGTGAACGATCATGATATCTTGGATCTTTCATCATTTCTTCTAGTCTGCCTTGGCTTAAAGCGCCAGTAGCAGGGCTACCATCAACTACAGATGGATCTTGCATTTGTTGCATCATAAACTCTAACGCTACAATACCATCACTAGTTTCACACATTCTTTCTAAAGCAGGTAACATATCTTCAGGAAAGAACTTATTTGCAAACAAAGAAGCAGCTTCTATTCTAGCTTCAGAGTTTTCGCCAAGCTTCGAAGCCTCGGCATCTATATCAATTTCTTCAGGTTGAGCAGCCATGTAAAACTCAATACCCTTTTGAAATTCTTCATGTGAATATTTGTTATCGTGGCAATGCTTTGCCCAGTCCTGAAGTAAATCAGTACCCATAGCTTCATCAAATTCAATATCAGAAGGAAGTTGGTAATCACCAAAAGAATCAGGAACGCCCTCTTTAGGTTTATCAAGTTCTTCCATAAGCTTAGATTTTATATCTTCTTCTTTTTGTCCAAGCTTAGATTCTAACTCTTTATATGCTTTGCCTAATTCAGATGGATCATTAAACTTTTCTGGCAACCATTCAGGACGATCAGATGTTGTTACCTCATCTACTGTTGCCTCAGAAGTTTCTACTGGTGCAACTTCTTCTACAGTTGTTGTTTCTTCAGCCATTCTTACCCTCTTTAGATTTAATTGAAGAACCATGATTGGCTCTGGAAGATAATAGTCCAACAACAAATCTCTGACCTTCTAAATGTCTTAACTCGTCATTAGAAATGTTTGGGCCATTAGCAATATCAGTTGTAATTGATCTTAGATACTGCATTACAGATTGACCTGAAGGTGTAGCTAATAAAGCTGCAATATCTAGACTTATTTGTTCATCAAGTTTTTGGGATCTTTGTATTCCATCAATCCCAACATAAGGTTGTTTACTCAAGCTTTACTCCATTGGTTGTGGTGCTTGAGCCTGACTTTGCTGCATTTGCTGCATTAATGCAACTATTTCTTTTCTTTGAGACTCATCCCTTATTAAATTATCTGGAACTCCAAACTTCTTAGCAAGATAAGCAGCAGTCTCTTCACTGTTTACCAATAGCTGTAAAGTCTCAGGGCCAAATGCACCTTGAGTTAATTCAAGGAATCTTGATATAGCAGTAATATCTTGGTTAGCTTGTGCCTGTGCCAATGGAGAAACAGACTTAACTTTTATTTCTCTACCATTAAGAACAGGTACTTCGATGCGACCTTGCTTCTTTAAGATATGAATAACTCTCTGCAACACAGGTTGAACAAGTTCTACTTGCAATCTTCCAAATGCAGATCCAATACGTCTTGATAAGTCTGCCATACGTTCTGCTATTTCTGTTGCAGATGCAGGAGTTTTATTAGGATCTCCAAGCATATCATTATACAAAGCACGTTTAATATTGTTTCTCATATCTCCCAAAACCAATTGAGCAACATCGAAGCGACCAGCAGCTTGTATAGGTTGCAACCCAGCAGATCCCATAGCTTTAGGAATTATAGTCCCTGGAACGAGATTAATTGTATCAGGATTTATTACCCCATCATCTTCCATTTGATATATACCAGAGATAGACATCTGAGCATTTTCTAATATTAACTCGATAGTAAGGTTGGTTGTTTTAATAGAAGACAGCGCATTAATTAATGGACCACGACCATACACTTCACCAGCACATTTAGACCAACGAAAACAAATAAAAGGATTAGATCCTAAACCTTCCATTTCTCTTTTAAATATTACAGACTTAGTTGTCATGCATATTGCATAATGAAAGTTTGCAGTTACGTTTGGAGATTGATAATTACGACAAACAATTTCTAATACTGTTGTTGTTTTATCTCCAGCACCCTGAACCATAGAATTTATTTCAGGAGAAAACTTAGCTTTAGGATATAACTGTTCTAGTTGATTAAATCTTATGTTCTTACGCTCTCGAAAGACATGATCGATGCTATCATCAGGGCCAGTATCAAGTATAACATGAGGCAAAGGTATAGCTGCAAAACGTACTGGATTAATTGCATCGCCTTCTTCACAAGCTAAAATACCAGTACCTACTGCCAAATCCATAAAAGACTCATGAACTTCTTGAGCAAAGTTAGAGTTCTGAATTACCTCGAATACATAATCAGTTACTTCATCTAACTCATTATTTATTTCTTCTCTGTTTTCTTTAGGTATTTCTGATCCTGCTGTAAGATCAGCCCATCGAGCAAAGTTAGGGACAAGACCTGATTGTAATCTTGATGCAAACTCCTGAACGCCAACTACAGCAGTTTCATCAAATATTTTATCGTCGCGTCTTTGACCTATAGTTTCGTGATAAAAACTTTCCCTTTGGGGTAAAGCATATTCATAACATTCTTCAAAAAGAGGAACAAAGTTTTCACGTTTAGCTTTAGCTTTGTCATACCTTTGAAGATAATTCTTGGCGATTTCATCCATTACATACCAAACCTTGAAAAGTATCCTTGACCTGTTTTAGCAGTAAGTAGGCTTCTTCTACCTCTACCACCTGCACGTCTTGATCTGCGTAAAGCAGCCATGCTTTTCATTTTAGGATCATCAAAGATGTTTTCGCCTTGGCGATCTAACTGACCTTCAGTTACTGTTTGGTCAGACGGAGCCATATCAATAGCCGTTTCCAAAGACTCTTCTTTGGCTTCTTTAAGATCGGCTTGGGCTGTTTCTTTTGCAGCTTCGGCTTCCGCTTTGTTTTCTTTAAGTTGCTCATCTATCTTCGGGTCTCTTTTTCTGCCACACATTATTAGCTCCTAGTTTTTTTATCCATATGCACATAATTTAAAAAACATCAACGCACAATTACATACGCGCCCAAAATCCTTGCCTTCTTTGTTTTGGCTTATGCTTAGAAAACAAGTCAAAATTTCTATTTGCAACTACAGCCTTTGCAGGTTTCTGATTATTTAACAAGGCTCTACCTTCACCAGCGCCTAGCATCATGTATTGTAACGCATCGTGAATATGAGAAAACATATTCTTATCGGGTTTATCTGCATAACGTTCACCAGATACTTCCATTCGTCTATACTGATACCCACCTTCAAAACCCTTAATAAGTTGTTGGCATCTTCTATCAATTAAAAATGCTGGCTTGCCCTCGACCATCTTAGTTAGCTGGGAAGACACAGCTTCCAATCGAAGATCTACAGAGTTCGAAGGGGCTGGGAATGCCCTCAAACCAGCACCACGCAGAATATGGAAAGGGGTACTTTCGTCCGTCTGCGCTCTAAAATCCCCAGCAGGATCGCCATATATAAATACCTCAGATGCTTGGGAAAATCGGGAGGATATTTCCTCACGCAACACCTCGGCAAATCTAACAATCCCCATATCAAAAGCTACTATTTCAGACTGCACAAGCCAGCGGCCTCTGATTTTTTGTCCAAGAGTGGCTGCTGGAGTTAACCCAAAATCCAAACCAACGTATAGCGGTAGGCTTGCAGCTACTGCTATTTCTTCTTTGGCTATGTGTACTTCTGCAGCGAACATTGGATATATGGGCTTTCCATCTTGGATACTTCCCAATCTATTCATAACATACACATCAATCCAGCTTTTTGTTTTACCTGTAATTAAATTAGGGTAATAGCCTTTCAGCATATGTTTTATGTTTTCAGAGTCTTTATTAGGTTTATAATTTACAACTTCACCATCTTCGTTCCTTACTTCAACCATTCCAGACGGTTGTTTAAAGAACTGCCAGTTATCAGGTTTAACTAACATTCGTGCCTGTTCTCTAGGAATATGATCAGGAACAGGAACTTCACCTGACATAATAGGCCACCAGTGATCTTCTTCAGGGGCATTAGTATCACATATTACCCCTGACCAACTAGGCCCACCTTCACGCATAGAAGGAAATCGACCAACACGCATTGTACACGCATCGATAATAGACTTCGGAACTTCTCTAGCTTCGTTAACCCAGACGCCAGTTAACTCAAGTGATAAAAGTTTTTTGACATCTTCAGGTCTGTCTAATGCTAAGAAAATAACCTCAAGCTCTAGGTCATTCTTTTTAATGTTATGAGTATAAGGAACTGACCAAGTAAACTTTCCCCATGTTTCTTCGGGAAACCAATCAAGCCAAGTCTTTATAGTTGTTGTTCGAAGCTGTGGGTTTGTATTACGAATGATTGCCCATCGGCTTCTTCGAATACCCTTATCGTTTTTCTTTTGCATTAAGGCTCTACGAAAAACCTCAACACAACAACCAACAGATTTACCCGAACCTACTGGCCCTCGAATGCCACGAAAGAAAGTATCATCTTTCATAAAAGCCTTTAGCACATCGCCATCAGGCTTATACTTAAACTCAGTCATCTAAGACCTTTATCTACTCCAGCCTTGATCATACACTCTGCCACATCAGGACCAATATTATCAATAACATTGTCCAGCATGTAATTCGTAACGTAACTAGCACCGTGTTTTTCATCAAAGTGTTTAAAGTGTACCTTCTTAACTATCCCTCGAAGCATAGTAAGCTCTTCAGGCTTTAACGTATTAACAAAACTCACTCTTCCCAAGCCTCGTTAACTTCAGGCGTAGAAGGATCATCAGCTTTTAAAGTACCGTCTTTATTTCTTGCACGTTTCTTTTTAGGCTTAACAACAAGATCTACCCACTCTAGTCTTCGAGACTCAGACGTTCTTGTTGCACCCGACCAAGTTCTTCCAGCAAGCTCATGAGTATCACCGTCATAAGCTTCATTACTATTTGCTATTACCCAAGGCATTACTTAGAATCCATAATTTTCTTTTGTAGATCTTTTGGCAAAGACTTCTGCTTCTTACTTAATAAAGTCTTTTTCTTTTTCTTAGGTCTTCCAACTTGAGAACCGTAGGTTCCTTTTCCCATAGGCATGTTTTATCCTTTCCTATATGGTTTTACTTTCTTAGCAATCTTTTTCGGTTGAGCCACAAACTGCTTACCCTTAGCCTTACCCTCTCGTTTAGCTCTGGTTGTAGCTGCATATTCAGCATCACTAAGAGAAGCAATAGCTGCGCTAGGTAAGTACCGTTCACCAGTTTCACTAGACTTCTTCCCAGACTTGGTTCTCCATTTCTGTTTTCCCCAGTTTAGTAAAGATTTCTGTGACTGTTTCATTAAGCGTTAAACCTGTCCATAATTTCATCAAACTCCAACTTCTTTAACATTCGAAGCGTAGAACGAGCAGCAGACTTTGGTGGCATACCGCCTTTTATGTAATCATCAAAAAGTTCTTTTGCATATCCATCACCAAAAAGACTATCGTATTTTTTTGTACTTTCTATAGCAATTTCTATTTGTTTTTCTTTTTTAGGATTTGCTTTTTTTAAAAGTGTTTTTTTCATCTGTATCCACCACCCTTAGCTTTATATTGTTTTGCAAGTAACTGCGCTTTTCGAGCAGACCACTGACCAGCACCCGTACCTTGTACAGCCCTTGCTTTAATTCTTTGAAACAAAGTCTTTCTCATCTTAGGCTTTGTATAATTACCTGCTGCATTAACCGCCATTACGGATAAGTCCCCTCAGTATCTTCCTGATCCAAAAGTATTGTTTGGATGTCCTGCATTCTATTTCTTAACTTCTTTTTCTCTTCAGACATAGAACCAGAAAAACCACGTCTGTTCTTACCAGTAATATTTCTAAACAATAAAGTTCTTGTTCGAGCCTTTATACGCTCACCATCCTCATTTAAACCAAGCTTCTTATAAATAGTTTGAAGCTCCCTTTGCAACGAAGGAATGTTAGGTTTCTTATCTGCCATTACCACTTCACCTTATGCGACCAATACCTAGCACTTAACTTACTCGGATTACTATCCTGTGCGTTATGCCTAGCGTAATAACTTCTCTTTCTTGCCTTGTCCTTTGCAGACTTAGGATTCTTTCCAGCACCCGACACTCCTTGTTGACCAAACCTAATTGTCTTTACTGTATTACCATCTTTAGCCACAACAACGTGACTCTTCGTAGGATGACTAGGAGTTCGCTTGGGTTTGTTAACACCACTAACGCCAACCCTCTTCAATAAACTCTTAACTTTATCTGGACTCGGTAAACTCATATTCGACCCTTAACATATAAAAATATTTTTTGCATCGTACTTTTTAGAAAAAAATGTTTGTGGTAGATCACTAGCAAGTTTTGGGTGATAAGTTTTGGCCCCCCCCTATTGTTGCGATCCGAATCTGTGTAGCACTTACGCAGGAACTGTATCTGACGTAGCGTGATGTCCCGAAGGGCATATAGCTACTCAGCATAATGTGTGCGGTAGCACTCCGTATCCCATCAGCCAAGGTCTATGCTCACTGTAATATCTCCAGCTACCTGTACCTGCGCTCTATCTATTGGCTTGAACCCTGCTCGATCCAGTATATCCTTGGCTGCTTCCAACTGTACATGCTCTGATCTAGCACCTTGAGCCAACGTCATCACCTTCGATGCTGCCATCGTAGCGTTCAATCCTAACTGGTCTTGGATACGCGACATCATATACTGCTGCACATGTGGGAGCCGTATCGTTTTGCTTGCACTTACTCTTCCAGATTCACCCTGTGCGTATCCAGCGTCAGCTGCTGCTTGTCTGATCGAACACCCAGTGGCTACAAGCGTATCAACTAGCTTTGTCTGTCTTGGCGTTAGTTTACGGTTTGCTAATGTATTCATCTGTTACTCCTTGATGCCCCCCTCTCCCTCTCTCCCCCCATCTATACCACGCCAAAATATACCTTTGTCAACGCACATTATGGGCCATTTCCGCGATTATTGTGCAGCAGAGCTGCTCTTTTTTTTGCGGAAACCGCGCCACTCATCCAAGAGGACAGAGCCTCAAGGGTCTCTGCCGCCAGTGGGCGGTGAGTACCGACTTGTCCTTGGGGCATTTCGTTATGCCCCAAACCCCCTAAAGTTGAAGAAGATTGAGATTACAGGTCTGTCACCCCCCCTAACCCCCCCTCGAAGGGGGGGAAGTGTGACCGAGTCGGTAGGGTGGACGGTCTCACTCGTGTAAAATATCTATCAAATCAGTTACAACAGGAATAGCGGCCTTCATGCACCTTTGCCTTTGCGGATGCTGTTAACCTGCCTGATAGTGGCAGGGCATCCGCGAGTATGAACCTTCCGCGATTCAAGTTGTAACGGTCGGCACTGGTAATGCCATTGCAGTTTACTTGGCGCGGACTAAGCCGCGCGTGTGCCTTTTGTTAGTTATTTTTCACGGACTCAACCGACCACCCTACCTTGGTCGGTTCACACTAATAAAAATAGTAACAAAACTTATGGAGTATATAAAATGACTAAATTAGCAAAAGCAATCGTTGAAACTTACACAAACCCAACAGAGTTATACATTCACTCAAACAACATTGATGGCAAAGAAGACGGTTGGAAACACATTGATACACTGGCCTTTCATGCTAGACGTAAGCTAGAACGAGAGATAGGAGATCTTGAGTTCTGGATTCCACGTCAAGCAGACCGCGAGGCCAACGCTCAGCGATGGGCAAAGAAATACCGTAACCAGTATAACGGTGACGAGATATCCACAACTAACCTTCAATCTAGCCTCGCATCTTGGAAGGCTGAAGCATTCGGATTGCGTGTAATGCAAGCCGAGCTAGCTTCATTTCAGAAAGCTTACAAAGAAATGACAGGTAATACTTTTACCACTGTTAAAGACCAGCCCGACGCAGAGATGCCAGAAGATATTGCGGCAACTCTCAAAGAGATGGACGCTTTAGATGTAGCAAGAGCTGAGAGAACTAACGAAGCTATACCTACTGAAGTACTTAAGCGAGCAAAGAAAGCTTCATAACACAAGAAGCAGCAAGAAAGTTAGAGGGGTTGAGAAATCAGCCCCTCAAAAATTTCGACGCTCGCTTCGCTCGCTTGAAAGCTAGTGTCTAAACTAGCTAACCATTTGATACATGCACCAAGTTTCACCGCCCGTCCTCGAGTGGGGTTGGGGTTTGAGTGTGTGTGTCAAAAACCTAACAAGAAAGTTGTAAATGAATTTGACTTTCTTCCCAATGAATTGTATAAATTGTTTTATAAGAGGAGTAACAATATGCAAAACCAAGAAACAGCGGTGGCTGATCAAAACACGACTGAAGTATTATCAGCAAGAGAATCAAGATTAGCAGTAGTCTTGTTTGAATTAATGAAACCACAACTAGAAAAACTTATTATAAGTAAAGTGGCTTTGCATTTAGATAATATTAAAGATGAGGAATCATCAAGCTTTGATATCAATGATTATACTGGTGAGATCGAAGACATCGTAGGTGATTGGGTTCGATACAATGTAACCATAACTTCAACCATAGACTAGGAGGATAGCTATGTATGATAGAGACAAACAACCTGCAACAGTCAAACAACTTTGGAAGTTGAATGATGTTGCCGCAGAAATCTTTGACCTGAAAGTTAAGAAACTTCAGGTTGATGGTGAGTCACCAAAAGGTAAAGGTGACTATCTTACATCTACAATTCCAATGCCTTTGACTAAATCAAATGCTGCGGAATTGATCGAAGGGATGATAGACTTGCGCGATTCATTAAGCAGTCTTGTCGATCATCTTGAAGAACATGGTTCGCCAGTAGATGTTCATGAGTTAATGGGAGTATCCAAAAATGAAATTAAGTAGACAACACTTTGAGTTTATAGCCAAAGAGATTGCACCACTATGTGATGTGTATCAGCTAGACGCTTTAACTGAGGCGGTGAGAATCGCCTCAAAGAATCCTAGGTTTGACAGTGATAAGTTCAAACGTAGGGCAAAAGAATCTTGGGATAAAGCATTCATAGACAGCGAAAGGTTTACCTGTCGTGATGAAATCCCTTATTGAGAGGAGTGCAATTATGCAAATAACTTATAATAAAAAACGGTACGATATGACTACCGATGATATGATGGCTTGGGGTGGATACGTTCCACTCTGGGTTATGCAATGGAATCTACATTACACAATGGGTAGTGAAGAAACTTTGTTAGATCATCTTGATAAATGCTATGCTCAACGAGCAGGTATGACTATCAAAGACAGACCAATGGGTGGTGAGATCGATGCCGAAGGTGTTTATCGATACCCAAAAGATCCACCAATGTATCCCTATATGACATGGGATACTCGTGAAGGTAAGGTATATTTCTATCCTTCTTCTGTGATGGGAATACCTACTGGCAACACACATTTTTCAACGAGGATGGATTAATGGGAAGAGTAAAAGATACTATGGTAACGGATGAGTTTGTAACTTGTCCTGAATGTGATGGTGATGGTCACAATTATTATGAACGTCCAGTGAAACGATGGAGCGCAAGTGACATTGGTGAACTGGAAGAATACCGCGCAGACTGTGATAACTGTGATGGTAGTGGTGAAGTCTTAGCATTTATGGAGGATGAATGGGATGCATAAGAATATTCAAACAAGTCAAATGCACAATGTCGAAAGGATTAAAATCCAAAGGCGTGTACATGAAGCCGATGATTCGCCAACTGGTGAAGAGTATTGGATAACTGATATAGTATTATATCTAGATAATAATACTTGTATTGAATACAGTTTATTCTCTGATCATAATTCTATACCAATAGATATTGATCCAACAGGTTGACAAAATAAAAGGCACTGTTGCATAAATGCAGTATGTTAATCAATTATTTTGAACAGCTACAGGCGTTGAGCAGTGGGCTAGAGATACCTCTCAAGAAAATATTTCATAAGGCAGGTATCCCTAGCTCAACATATTACCGAACAGTTAAAGGTGATACTCAACTATCTTATGATACATCAATCAAGATAGCTAACATGATTGAGATAATTAGAACTGGTAAATGTAAACGAAGAGACAAGCGTGTGCTATGACAACGTTCTCTCACTATGTAACTGAGATAAAAGTAACAGATAGTTACGCAGATCTTATCGATCAGTTAGTGCATAGAAGAAATGAACTTGGTTATTCACAGGAAAAGTTAGCTGATCTTGTGGGGTGCGCTTCGTCTTTGATTCATAAATGGGAGCAGTACAAACGTGTGCCATCTGGTTTCATGTTAACGTGCTGGTTAGATGCACTTGGCTGTAAGATCGAAGTCCGCGCGAAAGATTCTGAATAAAACTCACCATGAATGTGATGCGTGTGGTAACAGAGTAGAATATTTTGTACAAATTTTAGCGTCAATAAAGAAAGCAACTTACCATACTATATGTATGAGTTGTTATGAGGATGACAGATGGCAAACAAAAATAAGTCGAAAGGCAGTTACCATGAGAGAAAAATTACCCAGTGGCTCAACGACCAAGGCATCCAAGCAAAAAGAGTCCCCCTCTCAGGATCGCTTGGAGGAGAATGGTCAGGAGATATCCACCTCACATTGGACGGACGACATTTGGTAGGTGAAGTTAAGTACAGAGACAAGTCAGGATTTCCAAGTCCATTCACGGTCTTGGATAACAGAGACATTGCGTTCTACAAAAGGCGCAGTGGCAAACCGCAAACGATAGTCATCATACCTGATGAATTGTTTGCACAACTATTAGGAGAGAGTAATGCAAGAGTTTGCAAATCAAAGTCAGATGATCAAGAAGTTTCTTGAAGAAGGTAATACTATTAGTGGTATGGTAGCGCTCGATAAGTTTGGGTGCTGGTCTTTGCCACGAAGAATCTGTGATATAAAAGAAACTGGTTTCCCAATCGAAAGCCAGTGGGTCAAGACAGATTCAGGTAAGCGCATCAAAGAATATTGGATGGGTAAGGGTCAACAAGAATTATCTTTTTGAAAAAAACCCCTAGGTGTGATAGCCTAGGGGTCAGTGTCGATATGTAACCAGCCAAAATCTGGAAACAGGAGGAGTATAACTATGCAAAAACCACATGAGTTATAATGGTATTCTACTTGATGAAGTTATGTCTTGGCAAGTACCAAATGCTCAGATCAAAATAATTTTACTGATCTTAGCTGATCATACGGACTCATACGGTGTCTGTTACCCAAGCATCGAACGGATGACTAAGCTGTCTTGCATGAGCAGGTCATCTGTCATTCGATCTATCAACTGGTTGGTAGAAAATCAAATCATAATCAGGCACAGTGGAGGCAAGGGAAGGTCATCACTGTATCAATTCTCAATAGTAAAGGAGACTGAAATGAAGAAAACTAGTGTCACACAGACACACAAAGGTAATAAGGTTATAGATATAGTAGATTATATACATCCTTCGGGTGTCTCAGAGACACTACCCTTTGATGAGTTCTGGGAATTGTACCCAAGAAAAGTTAGCAAAGGTCATGCTCGCTTGGCATTTAAGAAAGCTTGTGAGAAAGAAGAGGCGTCTGTAATACTGGTTGCTCTTCATAAGTTTATCAAAGTCATGGAGCATAAGGAAAAACAATTCATCCCTCACCCTACCACATGGTTGAATGGTGAACGGTGGGATGATGAGATCGAAGACGTTGCTCCGAAGGAAGGTACAAATACAGATCGCCTTAAGAATATTCTTCAATGGAAACCAGAAGCAATCGAGGATAAGAAATGAAATACGAAGAACGCACACGCAAACTTGGCTCTTGGTTAGTCAAGATACTTAAAAGATATTCTCCACCTGCAACGATGGATGATGAAACACTGCGTGAAGAAATGGATTTGATTGTCAAAGACATCAATAAAAATATCCCATCACAGTTTGAAGATGTGGACTTCGATCAAACCTTGGGAAAGATAGACGGTCACGTTCGCGCCATACAGAGCGGACGGACGTGGCCGACTATCAAGACCTTCATAACAGCAACCAAGGAAGCGGTGAACGAATACTCCAGAGCTATTACAGTTCCGAAGGTAACATCGACCACGACAAATGATCGAAGCTCAATGATAATAATAAATAGAATTATTGATGGTGAGGAGATTCCTGATTACCTATTGAATCCCGACTCACCATATCGACAACAACTTATATCAACTGGTTTATTATCTGATAAAGATTTTGAGAAATACCTTGCACCTATAAACAGATAATGATAAGTAAACTTAGGAGGATTTACTATGCAAAGACAAGGGTTTATTGGTGGCAGTGATGCAACTACCATCATGCAATTCAAGTGGTACGATTTATGGTTGGTGAAAACTGGCAGGGCAGAATCAGAAGATCTGTCCGACAACATAGCTGTTCAACTTGGATCTCATACTGAAGATTTCAACATCAAATGGTTTGAAAAATTTACTGGATGTTTTGTTCCATTAACTAGTCAGCAAAAACAATTTAAGAAAACTGTTGGTGTTGTACCATTGGTCGGTACTGTTGATGGTGTTCTTGCTAAGACTAAACAAATTATTGAAGCCAAGCACACCAATCCATTCAATGATATGAATGACATGATCGAAAGATATATGCCACAGATCCAACTATACTGTCATATATCTGGTGCTGAAGGATGCCATCTATCTGTAATATTTGGTAACAGTAAGTGGCAAAGTGCATTCGTGCATTACGATAAAGACTACTTCAATAAGATGATGGTCTTTATCAATGACTTTTGGTGGCACGTTATCAATGACAAAGAACCTGTTGGTATAGATGCCCCAGAAGATATCAGTATTAATCACATACCTGTTGATAACATGGTTGTTCGAGACGCTAGTATGGACAATGCATTTGTTGATGCATCGATTACATACATCAATGGCCTTGAGCAAAACAAAGTATTTGAGAATGCCAAGAAGGATCTCAAAAATATGGTAGGTAGTAATGAACGTGAAGTGTTTTGTGATTACCTAACAATCAGACGCGATAAACGCGGTTCACTCAGAATTTCAAAGAGGAGTAAGAAAGATGAGTAATATGAAAATATGGGACAAGCTTGCCCCGACTGATCCAAAGTATCTAAAGCCAGTATCATTTGGTTCCAGATCTTTTTCAGCTATTGATCCACAGTATCAAGTTATGAAAATGACTGAACAGTTTGGGCCAGTTGGTTGTGGTTGGGGATGGGATAATGTTACTGAGGTTGTTCACTTTAGTAATGGTGACAGTGCTGTGATGGCTCATGTTACTGTATGGCATACAGATAACCATCATAGGTTTGGGCCATTCACTGGCTGCCGAAAGTTCTTCAATGCTACCAATGGTCGGACTGCTGAAGATGCACCGAAGATGGCTATCACTGATGGACTAACAAAAGCAATTTCACATATTGGTTGTGATGCTGATGTCTTCCTTGGTAAGATGGATGGCAATAAGTATACAGCAAAGAACAATGATGATTTCTAATTCTTGGGGATAGGTTTGTACAAAACCTTTCATAATCTGATCGAGGGGCGGGTTCCCTAAGAACCCCTCACCAATCTTAACAAAAGGAGCCAGAAGCATGGCAGAATATGACAATACAAATTCGGGTGCAGTATTTAAACCATTCGAAACTATGAAGATGATACTTCAAGGCAAAGTAAATCTTGAAGGCAACGAAAGAAAGATTGTTCTTGTTGCTGATAAAACTAAACAAGATAAAAAAATTATTGAGGTGTATCAAAAGGTAGCCGTCCTGTTCGAGGATGACAAAGGTGATAATGAACAACGACCTGATTACTCAGGGCCAGTTGAGGATTATGCTACAGACAAGAATATGCGTATTGCTGCTTGGAAAAGAGTGAAGGGTGATAACAAGTACATGAGCCTTTCTATCAGTGAAAAGCAAAATAAAGGAGGCAATAAACTCGATGACGAAATACCATTTTGAATCATGGTATGGGTTACGAGACAGACAGAAAAAGGAAAGGCTTGACCAAGTTCAGGCCTTTGCTACTTCTGGGTCAACTCAAACCAAAGCCGCAAAGGAACTGGGTGTTTCTCTGCAAACCTTAAATAGATTTATACAACTCAATTCGATTAGCTGGCCTGTCAAAGAGCAGGGTAGAAGATCCTAATGGATTTTTTCACAGCACTAGTTTTAGTTTATCAGCTTAGAAATACTGAGACTGAGTTCATGATATGGTTTGAAAACTATGAAACCTGTTATGAAGCACAGTATGTAGCTGATGATCTATATCATTTAGCGCAGGGCGTTCAGATGTTCTGCCTAGAAAGTGACATAGTGTCAGCAAGTGTCAGACCAAAGAGGAGACCAGAATGAAAAAGGTTCAACTTACTGAAGATGAAATATTTATGGTACTCAATGCAATACAAGACTGGAGACATGAAATGTATCGTGATGATTCTCCAGATCCAGAAGATTCTGGATTCACTAAAAAACAATTAAGAGCTATGGAATCAGCACAAAAAGTATTGATAAATATTCTAAACCCTTAACTCAAAGTGAGGAGCGTCTATAAATGGGCGCTTCCCTTGAGACCTTCGAAGATCACAGTATTCTTTCAAAGCATCTTCCATTGTACCATCATACTCAGCAATGTTATTGATGTGCCAAGCTGCTCCCCACCTAATAGGGACACCAATATCTTTAGCTGCCTCTTTCATAGCATCAGCAATCTCATCATAAAGTTTTAGTTCCCATCGATCACCAACACCTTTTATGTATGCCATAAGATCAACAGCATTTCCCTCAAGATGTTTTGACTTCATAGTTTTAGATGCACCTTTAGCAACCAATGCTCTTTGTTCCTCGATGGTTCTTAATCCACAGATACAAGAAAAGTCCTGAGAAGAAACACCAATAGCGTATTTAACTATTGCAACCATGCGCTCATCAACACCTTCGAGCTTTGCTAAACTTCCTTTGCCTAATTTAAAACTCATTTCTTAAATCCTTTCATTGTTCTTATACCAAAAGATGCAGCTATTGAAGCATACATGGCCCAACTAAACCACTGGGGCGCAGTAGAAAGATTTTCAAAACCTTCTTTCATGTACGGCTGTAGCCAAGGCACGAATGAACCTAGCACTATGGCAATAAAGCAAAGAGTCCAAGCCTCATCTTTCCAGCTATCTGCGCTGGCCTCTATAGCAGCTTGCTCCCAACTGATTTCACCAGTAGCAATCTTCATTTTAGTCTCAGCTTCAGCAGCCTTAACCTTTGCTTTGCTGTCAATAAATGTTGTAGCTAAGTTTGCTACACTTGAAAGTATACCAATCATTCTGCAATCCTATCTGTCTTAGCTTCCTTGCCCAACCACAATGCAAACGATGCACTGAGCATTGCAGTGACCAGCGAAACAAAGGCGCTTTGCTGAGTTGTGGGATCGGGCAAGGTCATAAACCATAAACAAACCTTCCAAGTTAAAATAATTTGGCAGAGAAACGCCAGTCTAGGTAGTAGTTTCAGTTGATCTATCGCGCTTGCTGTTAATCTTACCATCACAAACTCCTTTCGCTATTCGCCTTTCACTTGTTTGTATAACTAATTTACCATCATCTGTATATACAACAAACTTATCGTGTTTAATCTCCACTAATCTCAAGACATTTTACCGCCATACTTGAATGGGTTACAATGATCTCTGCTTTCTTTGCTTCGATCTCGCACTCCTCTTTGTCAGAGAATGTTTGTATTTGATAATACTTTAAACGATCTGTGTTTATAAAATGTAAGAATACTAAAACATAAATCATGAAAAATAATCCCAGAAGTCTATCCACTTCATATGATGAAGATAAGCAATGGCTCCAATAGCAGAGGCTGTGAGTAAGAAAAAGATCCCAGCTAGGGTAACAGCTAACTCTTGACGTTCTATAGCTTCACGCCTCGCCTGAGCCTCTGCCTCACGCTTCTCAGCTAAAACTTCCCTACGAATCTTTAGAAGTTCTAGATATTTACTTCGTCCGTAGGTTTGAGTGATCCATTCTTTGAGTTCTTCTTCAGCTTCCGCAGCCTGTCGGAGTTTAGCCCAGCGATCCAACGCCGTAGCATTCGAGCTTTTTCCCGATATACCTTTTTTCTGTAGCGTTTTCTTAGCGTGGTCAGTTGCGTCAAAGAATTGTCCTATCTGTTTGCTAAGACCAGCTATAGATTTGCCTGTTTGTAAACCTAACTTTATTCCACTGAGAATCGTGATAGGATCGACCATGATCACATACCATCGCGTCTGGAAAACTCTACTGTTTTTTCAAGAATAGAAATACGAGCTTGCAACTTTATCAAGTCAGTCATAATACCAGCTAAACCATCGACATCATTCCAGATTTCTTCGTCAACTTCTTGCAATGCTTCTTCAGTCTCAACTAAAATTTCTAACAATGCATCTGTGCGCTCTGTGTTGTCATTAATATCTCGTAAGATATTAGCACCCCAGAACACACCGCCAGCTAGTTGCGCTCCTAAAGCAACAACCAAAACTATTGGTAGTTTGAGGTTATCCATAACATCATCCTATTAACAAGCCATCAATACGCATGGTACACAAAATGATTCATCGTCGTATGTATGACTTACATTTGTTGATGTTACTTTTGCTATTGTTTTGCTTCGAACAATGTCATCATCTTGTGGTTTAGCTGTGCCATCACCAGCAGACATAAGCAAATCACCGCGAGCTATAGTAACTCCTTTAGCAACACGAATAACCATATCGCCTGTCATTGCTATGTTCATGTCATTATAACCATCGTCTTCTGTATCCCAATTAACAAACACACCAGCAACATTTGGATCACCTTCCACAGATGATACTGCCATACAGTTTAACTGTTCATTGTTTTCTGTGTATGCATCAGCAACGTCATCAGCAGTTGCAGTTCTTTCATCACCTGACGCTGATTTGACTGTATCACCTTCAGCCACGGCAGCGACTTCCCAAACGCACATCTTATCAAGGTTAGTCATTACTGTGCCTTTAAGTATAGAAGCATCTTTTGATCCGTCTGATAGTTGCGACCATCTTGCTAAGTGACCACCAACATAAGAAACAGTTGTACCAGAAACAGAAATATGACCTTCAAGAGTACCTGCTTGATAAAAATAAATTAATGAACCATCAGCATTGTTTCTATTTATATATATTGCCGCTGAACTATCTGTTGTTATTCCTAATTGACCTGCAGAAAGGTTTTGCGAAATAGCATTGTGACCGTTATTTGTACCAGAAATAGGCCAATAAGAATCACTAGCATAATTTCCTGCAAACCAACTGCCAAAACTGCCTTGGGCTTCATTAAAAAATAATGCAGGTCTACCATCACCACCCGATAAAACAATGTGAGGATTGGTATTAGTTCTTATATCTAGGTTATTATCATTACCACTAAACTTACCTAAAATAGAATGATTCTGACCTGATGTTATAGCATTTCCAGAAAGAGCACCAATAAGAGTGTTTGCTGAGCCAGTTGTAATTGCTCCACCTGCTAACAACCCAACAGCAGTGTTTCTAGCATCACCACTACCACCTACATTTTGTACTCCAAGTGCTGCTTCACCCACCGCTGTATTACCATTACTAGATGTTTCTGCTGATAGTGCAGATTTACCAACAGCAGTATTTGAGTTAGATGTATTGATTGCATCCCCTGCTTGACCACCGATAAATGTGTTATGCGTACCTGTGGTAACTGATGACCCTGCCGCAAAACCAACGGCAGTATTGTAAGCATCTGTAGTTGTTGTAAAGTTCTGTGCAGTTAATGCTGCCATACCAATAGCTACGCTTCTGTCACCTTTTGTGTCGGAGCCTAATGAATTTAAACCGATCGCAACATTACTATTTCCAACAGTTAAAGCATCACCTGAATTTGCACCGACTAGGGTGTTTGAATCACCTGTTGTAATTGCTACCCCAGCTTGATATCCAACAGCCACGTTATGAGCATCAGCACCAGCGTTTTGTACTCTTAGTGCCTGAAAGCCAATAGCAACATTATTACCATTACCATCTTCAGTTTCTAATGCTTCATGCCCAACGGCTACGTTATTGTTGCCAGTGCTTATTGCAAGACCAGCATCTTTGCCTATCACCACATTACTATTTCCTGATGTAGCAGCAGCTAAAGCATTTGCGCCAACAGCTACATTGTCATGACCTGTCATTATAGCACCGCCACCAGCACCATAACCAATTAGTGTTGAATCATCTGTTGTTGTTGCAGCATCACCAGCTTTAGATCCTACAATAGTGTTTCTGCTACCTGATGTAATATCATGTCCAGCCTCATCGCCAACAGCTACATTATCTACGCCAGAATCATTAGCCTTTAAAGCTTGAAAACCAACCGCAGTATTATCTGTTGCTGTAGTCGATGTTGATAATGCACCACTACCAACAGCTACATTACTATTTGCTGTTGTATTTGCTTTTAAAGCATCTTTACCAATCGCTACTAAATCATCACCAGTTGTAGTTGCGGTTAAAGCATCATGACCAACTCCTGTGTTATTACCGCCTGGACTGCTTGCATCGAGACTATCTAGTGGCGTGTTTCCTAAAGCAACATTGTTTGTTCCAGTAGGAAAGTTTCCTACACCTATTTTAAAACCACCAGCTGTTGATCCATTGTGAATCCTAACTTGATTAGCGGTTGTATCGAAACTAAGTTCGCCTATTGCACCAGTAAACGCATTGTTTTGCGTTGCAGTACCTCTTCTTAATTGTACCTGAATAGCCATTTATACGCTCCCATAATCGGTAGTTGTAACAGTTGCATTTGCAACACTTCCATAATCATTAACAGCAGTTAATGCCCCTGAGTTTAAACTTGATGCTACTAAATTAACATTTGCTATACTAGCAGCTACATTGCCTATATCTGTTGCATCAGCAGCAACAGCTGTAATATCAGAGTTTATTCCAGCAACTACAGTTATATTACTATCAGCAGCAGCAACAGTATTTACATTTGAAATCGAACCTGCCACCGTTCCAATGTCTGATCCATCAGCAGCAACAGTATTAATATTAGAAGCATTTCCAGCAACCGAAGTAACATT